CCGGCGACCGCGATCTCCAGCAGCAGCGTGATCGTGCCTTCGCCGCCGAGCAGATCCCGGCCGGCCTTCGCGCTCTCGTCTTCTTCGGTCGAGACCACGATCAGCGGCTTTGGATCCTTCTGCATCGACGTTTCGAGCGGGTCGATCGCGCTGTCATAGACCCGATCTTCTGCGAGCGTCGCGCCGACGAGAGCGCGCGTCGCCGAGATCCGAAGAGCGAGGGCGACCGCGCTCACGGCTTGGCCCGTGCGAGCGGCGCCAGCGTCAGGACAAGATCGCCCGCCTCGGTCGGCTTCGGCTGGCCGACCCGGAACATCGGCGCGCCGGGCTCGTCGAGCCGCACCAGGCGGTCGCCGGTCGTGATCTCATAGCCGAGGGCGGAGACCACCTCCGCCCCAAGCCATGCGGTCGTCTCCTGTCCGGCGAGCCGCGACGTCGACCGGGCCTGGCCGCCGACGTCGCCGCGAAGATCGGCGGAGCCCACGACGGACGTCACGACCGCCGTCACCTCCCGAACCGGACGCGCCGGGTCGGGCTCCTCGGCGGCGTACTGCCCCGCCGAGGACCGCGGCTCGAAGCGCACGCGCTCGCCGAAGGCGTCCGAGACCACGGCCTGGATCTCGGCGTCGAGCGCGTCGAAGACGGAGGCCACGATCGCCTCAGTTCGCCTTGAGGCGGCGCAGCACCTTCGGCCGCACGCAATACTGCAGGGCGTTCATCTGCGTATCGAGGTTGCGGCCCTTCCCGTTCTGCATCGGATACTGCTTGGCGTAGAGGCGCTCGCCGATCGTGTTGACGGTCTCCTCGTAGTCGGCCGGCGCCCAGCGCGTCTGGAACAGGCCGGGCACGCCGACGGGGAAGGCGCGGATTTCGTCTGGCTCGATGAAAGCGGTCGTTCCGACGGCGCCGCGGTAGTTCTCCCAGACGATGCCGCCGAACTGGAACACGCCGTAGCTGGAACGGTTCGGGCCGACGTAGCTGTCGCGAAGGATTTGCGCCTCATTCCAGCCGATGTAGGTCTGGCGCAGCTCCTTCGACGTCAGGATCGCGTCAAAGGCGTTGTCGCCGACGAAGGCATGGATTCCAGTGAAGCCGAGGCCGCCCAGGTCGTCGGTCATGGACCGTATGAGCTTGGACGCGTTCTTGCGAAGGATGCCGTTGTCGGGATTGGTGTTCGACGCTGGCAGCGTCAGATCGTAGATCGGCGCCTGTTCGACATCGAACTCACGGAACAGATCGAGAGACGACCCGTCGGCATAGACGACGATGCCCTTCACGGCGCCGAGGCGAGCGTGCTCTTCGGTCGCCGCCATGGAGTTGACGTGGATCCGCTGGCGCGACGCCACCTTGCCAACGACGGTCTCGAGCTGACGATCGGCGGTGCCGAAGGCGCGCACGTTCTGCACCTCGTCGGCGTAGACGGCGTCGTTGATCTCGAAGTGCGGGATGCGGAGATCCCGCATCTCGCGCTTATCCTTCTCGATCGTCTGGCCCGGCCCGCCGCGCGGCGAGGGCGCGACGAGCACGAGGATGTCGCCCTTCTTCTCGACGGCGATCGTCGTGGTGTCGACGCCCTCCGCGTCGAAGAGCCCCATCTCGCCGATCCGGCCCGGGACGAACGCCATCTCGTTGATGGCGTGGGTCATGGTCACGACCGAGAAGGCGTCATTGTCGAAAATGTCCAACATCTTCAGTTTCCTTCAGGTTTTGCGCTGCGACGTCGGACGGTCAGCGGATGACGATGTGGGTTTTGGCAAGCTCGGCGATCGCCCCGGCCTGCTTGGCCGCGGTGATGCCGGAGGGCCACTCCAGGCACTTGCCGTTCAGCTCGCAGAGGCGGACGAAGCCGGCGATCTGCTGCGGCTCCTCGTTGAACGGGGCGGGATAGATCGCGACCGCCGCGGCGACCTGCGAGCCGTCCGTGCCGGACGGGTTGAGCGGCACGTACTCGAAATCGACCGGACTTTCCGCGACGACCGCCACTTCGAAGGCGTCGCCTAGAGCGAAGGCTGCGC